AAGCGGAAGGTTCTGAATCAATACCGGGATCATCCCCGCATACGCGGGGAGCACGCAGAACGTATCGAAGGCAAAGGACGATCCGACTTTCCTCCCGACCGTCCTCGTGAAGGACTTCGACCTCATCGAGAACCAGGCTCAGGCGTGGCTCACCTGGTCGGAGCTGCACTGCGACGCGACCTTCGACCCAAGAGACGGGACCTTCAAGTACGCAGTCCTGGGAGTCGACGCATCAGACACGACCGACCTCACGGCTGCATGCCTGCTCATGATGAGGCCGCACGACAAGCACATCTACGCCATGCACATGGCCTGGATACCTCTCCGGGCGCTTGAGCAGGCGGAGCGCGAGGGAAGGCGAGGCGGACGCGATGGGGTGCCATACGACGCCTGGATATCGAGGGGGCTGCTCAGGACCTGCGACACGCCCATCATCGACAAGCGTGTCGTACTCGACTGGGTTGACGAGGTGCAGCGCGACATGGGCATCTACGCAGTCGCGTGCGGATACGACCCGTGGCACATGCGGGACGTGCCAACGGTCGACGCATACGAGAGCTTCTTCGGCAAGGACAACGTCAAGCCTGTGATCCAGGGCGCGATGACGCTCAGCCCCGCGATGAAGGAGCTGCGGGCGCTCTACCGCGAGGACCGCATCGTGGACAACGCGAACCCAATAGCGGAGTGGTGCCGCTCGAACGTCTCCATCAGGACGGACATAAACGGCAACATCCAGCCGGACAAGAAGAACCAGGATCCACGGAACCGCATCGACGCGTGGGCCGCCGAATGCGACGCATACGTGACCCTCAAGAACATGTCCGATGACTACGAGGCAATGATTGGAGGCTAGTGTGGCTAGACGCAAAGGGCCGCGACGCTTCCGCTCGCTCTTCGACTCAATCTTCCACCATGCGGAGATGAAGGCAGTGAGCGGCTACTTCTCGACCTTCACGGCGTACTCACCGAGCTTCACGACATGGCGCGGAGGCATATACGAGGCAGAGCTTACACGCTCGATCATCGAGTCTGGGGCATCCCACGCATCCAAGCTCAAGCCAGAGGTGAGCGGCACGGCGCAGCCGGCGGCGAAACGGGCGCTTGAGCGACAGCCAAACCCATGGATGACAACGCCGCAGTTCATACGGCGCGTGTGGACCATCCTGGAGGTCAACGACACGGCACTTATCATCCCGCTCATGGCAGACGATGGCGAGACGATAGTCGGCTACTACCCGGTGCTCCCGAGCAGGTGCACGGCATACGACGTCGACGGTGAGCTGTGGCTCAAGCTCGACTTCGCCGCCTCTGACAGCGTGCTCGTCGAGTGGTCGCGCGTCGGCGTGATGACCAGGCACCAGTACCGCTCCGACCTGTTCGGTGACGGCACGAACGTCCTGGGGCCGACGCTCGAACTCATCGACGCGCAGCACCAGGCGGAAGCGGCCGCGATACGCCAGGGCGCTGCCGTCCGCTTCATCGGCAAGCTCAGCCAGAATCGCAACGACGAGGACATGAAGAGCGCCCGCGAGCGCTTCAACTCCCAGCTCTCGTCGGACAACGCCGGCGGCATCGCCGTCTACGACCGGCTCTTTGACGAGGTGCAGCAGGTCACTCCGACCAGCTACACCGTCGACGCCGACCAGATGGAGCGCATAGAGCGTGCTGCCTACCGCTTCTTCGGATGCTCGGAGGAAATCGTCCTCAACAAGGCGGACGAGGATGCATTCAACAGCTTCTACGAGGGCAAGATAGAGCCGTTCGCGGTGCAGCTCGGCTCCGTGCTCACCGCGATGACCTTCTCTCCGACCGAGATATCGCACGGCAACGAGATCATGTTCTCGGCAAACCGGCTTGAGTTCGCGTCGAACGCGACCAAGCTGAGCGTCTCGACGGCGCTCTTCGACCGTGGCATCTGGTCGGGGAACCAGGTCGCGGAGGTGTTCCAGTCACCGCCATACGAGGGCGGGGACAGGCACGTCATCAGGGGCGAGTACATCGACCTGTCTCTCATAAGCGAGCACACGGCACAGCAGGCGGCAGACGCCGCAGGCACGAACTCCGCAATCGACGGAATGCAGGGAAATGGGGACAGCAATGCCAGCTAAGCCTAACGAGCGGCAGTACCGCACGCTTTCGACGCCGCTCTCGGCCAGGTCCGAGGGCGAGAAGCGCATCGACACGGACTATTACGTCGAGGGATACGCCTCGACGTTCAACGACCCGTACGTGCTCTTCGACATCGGCGGGACCAAGTACAGGGAGGTAATCAGCCCAGACGCGTTCGGCAGCGCCGACATGTCCGACGTCATCATGCAGTTCGACCACCAGGGAAAGGTGCTCGCACGCATGAGCAACGGGTCCCTCGTGGTCGAGCCGGACGAGCACGGGCTCTTCGTTGCCGCTGACCTCTCGGGGTCGCAGGCGTCGCGCGACCTCTACGAGGAGATCCAGGCGGGGCTCGTGACGCGCATGTCATGGTCTTTCACGGTCACGGCAGACGAGTACGACCGGGAGACGCACACGACCACCATCACGAAGGTCAGGAAGGTGTACGACGTCTCGGCCGTATCCCTCCCAGCCGACCCGAACACCGAGATAAGTGCGAGAAAGATGCTCGACGGAGTGATCGGGCTGTCGCGCAAGGAGCTTGCGCGGAGGATAGGCCGCACGGTAGCGATGGCGCGCGCGGCAATGGCAATAGCCCAGACAAGGAAGGACTAGCAATGGACGAACTCACCATGGATGACCTCTTCAACGAGCTGCAGGCTCTCGTCGACAAGTACAGCGGCGGGACCCCCGAGGGCACCGACGAGGAGACCGAGCAGAAGGACGAGGAGCGCATGGCCGCCCTCACCGCAGAGATCAACAAGCGCAACGCTGCGGCAGCTGCGACCGAGGCACGGACCGCACGCGTGGCGGCGGCACGCTCCGCAATCGAGCACGGGAGCGCGACCCCCATCGACCACATGCCGCTCAACCGCACTCGCGGCAGCATCCGCGACACCACCGACTACAAGGCCGCAGCGCGTCGCGCCTGGGGCAAGGACATCGCGTCCCGCGCCGGCGTCGGCATCATCGGCGGCACCGACCTCACCCAGGTCGAGCGCACCGCATACGACGCCCTCCGCCAGGAGCGTGCCGACTTCACCCACACGACCGAGAACTCCGGCGCCGTGATCCCGACGGACGTCAGCAACGAGATCATCTCGCTCATCGACTCCAGCGCCGTCATCTACGGGGACATCCAGAAGTCGAGCTTCCCGCACCAGTTCGAGATTCCACGCCACAAGTCAATCGTGGCTGGTGACGCGGCGAAGACCACAGAGGGCGTCGCTGCCGTCGACGAGGACAACTCGTATGACACCCTCACCCTCAAGGGCGTGGAGATCAAGAAGACCGTCAAGCTGTCCCGCAAGATGGCCGTCCAATCCATCGACGCGTTCGTGACCTACATCGAGCGCGAGGTGGCATCCCGACTCTCCGTCGCGGCCAACGCCACCGTCTATGACCGTCTCGCGAGCACCGACTACGGCGTCGCAACCGCAAACAAGGTCGCTTCCGCGAAGGCCAACACCCTCGCCAAGGCAGACCTCACCAAGCTCCTCGGCCTGCTCAAGACCTACGGCAACGCAGCCCCCAAGGGCATCGTGCTCTACGCCAACAACACGACCATCTGGAACAGGATCGTGATGGTCGAGGACAGCACCGGCCGCAGCTACTTCGTCGACGAGAAGACCGAGGACCCCGCAGTCCAGGGGCACATCTTCGGCAAGATCGTAAAGGCCGATGACACCCTGGCCGATAACGTCATCTGGGCCGGCTATCCCGACCTGTTCCGCGGCAACAACTTCGACGGGCCGGACGTCACGCCATACGTCGAGAACGGCACGCAGAAGCGCTGCTTCGACGGCTACCTGCTCTTCGACGGTGGCCTTGTCGTACCGCAGGCGTTCGCGCAGCTCACCATCGCGTCGGCCTAGTGACGGGGGTGCGTGGCGATGGACAAGCAAGACATGCTGTCGGCATCCCGCGACGCGCTGCGCATCCCGTCAGACGTCACGGCATACGACAACGAGATAGCCGACCTCATAGATGCCGCACGCTCGGAGCTTCGGGCGGGCGGCATCTCGGACGAGAAGGCATCTGATGACGGAGATGGCAGCATACGCCTGGCGATCATGACCTACGTGCGTGCGCACTTCGGCATGGACAACCCCGATGCCGACAGGCTCATGCAGGCTTTCGACTCGATGCGATGCTCGATGGCCGGCAACCACGAGTACAGGAGCGTCTCATGAGCAATTGGTCAGGCATGTGCACCCTGGTCAGCCAGGCCACCAGCACCGACGAACGTGGCGTGATCGTAACAGAGGAGGCATGCAGGACCGTCCCATGCAACGCCTTCTCGCTGGGCGCAAGCGCCTACTACGCGGCAATCGCCGCAGGCACGCACCCATCGGCTGTATTGCAGATGCGCTCGGCATCGTACAGGGGGGAGCGCATCTGCATATGGCAGGGAGCCAGGCTCAGGGTCGAGAGGGTCGACAGGTCCTCTCCCGACTTCGTGCGCCTCACCCTTGGCGAGGAGGTCGGCGACCGTGGAGGACATTGAGAAGTTCATCACATCGGCCATGAAGAAGTGCGCCGATGACAACGCGAGCGCACTCGCGGAGAACTGCGAGGAGGCCGGCAAGATGGCCGCCAAGATGCTCCGTCAGCGCACGCGCGTGCGCACCGGCGCATACAAGAAGGGCTGGAAGGCGGACGTCGAGCAGGACGAGACCGGCGTGAGCTGCACCGTCCACAACAGGACGCGCTACCAGCTCACGCACCTGCTGGAGAAGGGCCACAGGATCGTGAACCAGTCCGGCACATACCCAGGCACGGTGCCAGGCGATGACGTGATCGCGAGCGTGGCCGAGGAGGTCGCAAGCACGTTCGCGGACATGGGGGGCGATGGCGAATGACCACGCTCGACGAGCTGTGCGAGGCGGTATCGTCGCTCGGCATCCCATGGGCGAACGAGCGGTTCGTCGACGGAATGGAGCCAGAACCACCGTTCATCCTGATCGTCGCAGGATACGACGAGCCACGGTATGCGGACGGCAGCGCCTGGTACCGACCGACGTCATATGACGTTGCGCTCTACACACACGTCAGGGACTATGCGGCAGAGAAAGAAATAGGACTGGCGCTCGACGCCATCGGATGCCCATGGGAGCGGATGGTGACCCATCTAGACTCTGAGGGGCTTATCGAGGTCGCTTACAGCGTCTACGTACAGGAGGAGAAATGAGCAGGAACGGCTACTTCGGTGTCAAGAACTCGCACATCGCGCTCTGCACAGATACCGAAAAGTTCACGTATGAAGACCCAGTGCATATCGCTGGTACCGTCGAGATCAAGCTCGACGCATCGGTCGAGTCTGCTGACTCGTATGCCGACAACGATACCTGGCTCTCGTCCCAGAAGGACAACGGCGGAAGCGGAACCCTGAGCGTCTACGACATCGAGAACGTCACCACGCGAAAGCTCATCGCCGACATCCTCGGTTACGAGCTTGACGCAAACGGGCGCATGCTGCTCTCCGCAGACAAGGACCCGGTACCGTTCGCGTACATGTGCGAGCAGCCTGGCAGCGCGTATGGCAAGCGCAAGTGCCTGCTCATGTGCAAGGCGAAGAAGCCCTCGACGGACGCAAAGACCCAGGAGGACAAGCCTGAGATCACGCAGATCGACATCACCTTCGAGTGGAAGGCAGTGACGCTCCCCAACGGATGGCGAGGCAGCGGATACAACGACTATGTCGGCACCAAGACATACGAAGACTTCTTCTCCAAGGTGGACACCGCCCTCGTCGCATCCACCACGACCAGCGGCACCGGCGCATAAGGAGGGCTAGATGCAGAAGATCATGGTCTGCGGCAACGAGGTCGGCATCGAGTGCAACGCATTCACGCCCATCGCGTTCAGCCAAAGCTTCTACGACACGCGCGATGACGGGACGCGCCGCCCCCGCGACATCAGCGATGACCTTGCAAAGCTCATCGAGTCGCTCCAGTACAACAGCATCCCGGCAATCACGCCGCTCCTCGATATCTTCTACGC